AGTAATTCGACAGAAAGCCAAGAAGTCAGTCAAACAGATTCTAGCTCGCACTCGTAAGAAAGTTGCAAAGGCAGAACAAACTCTACGTTCTGCTAAACGTCATGCAGAAAATACAAAAAATAAACTGTTAACTATTGATAAAGCATTAACAGGAAAAGAGACACAACTACTTACTGAGGACATAATCGAGAGTGCTCCTAAGACAGTGCAAGAGCATATCAACCAGCAAGAAGTAATCTTTAAACCTAACTCAGGTCCGCAGACAGAATTTCTTGCATCCTCTGAAAGAGAGGTATTTTATGGTGGAGCAAGAGGTGGTGGTAAATCATATGCGATGCTAGTAGATCCACTTCGATATTGTTCAAAAGCAAATCATCGAGCACTCCTAGTGAGAAGGACAATGCCAGAGTTAAGAGACTTAATTCAAAAGTCTCAGTTATTATACTCGAAAGCATTTCCTGGAGCCAAATGGAGAGAACAAGAAAAAGAGTGGCGATTCCCATCAGGGGCAAAGATAGAGTTTGGTTACGCAGAGAACATGAC